GGTTTTTCTTGTCCAGATTTATTAATTTTAGAGCCAAGAAACGGATATAGCGGTTTGTTTATTGAGCTGAAAGTAGAAACACCATTCAAAAAAGATGGGCAAATCAAGGCATCAAAAGACGACCATTTAAAAAACCAATTAGAAGCAATTAACAAACTCAATGAAAAGGGGTTTAAATCGGTTTTTAGTTGGAATTTTGAAATGACAAAGCAAATAATTGATGATTATTTAAGAGTGTAAAATTTATGGATAAAATAATTGGTATATATAAAATAACTTCACCTGAAAACCATATTTATATTGGTCAAAGCATTGATATAGAAAGAAGATTTAAAACCTATAAAAAACTCTATTGTAAAGGACAAAAAAAATTATATAATTGTTTTTTAAAATATGGTGTAGAAAACCATATTTTTGAAATAATTAAAACTTGTGATTTATTAAGTTTAAATAATTTAGAAAAACATTATATTTATTTTTTTAAATCTTTCAATAGTGAAAAAGGATTGAATTTAAAAGATAGTTGTTTTGAAAAATACAAATTTAGTGAAGAAGTAAAACAAAGAATAAGTCAAGCATTTAAAAAAAAAGGAATAAAACCTCCAAGTAGATTAGGTTTAAAGAATAGTAAAGAACATATATTAAAATCTGTAAGTGGCAGGAAAGGTTATACTCATTCAGAAGAAACAAGAATGAAAATAAAATTAGCTAATTCTGGCGTTAATAATTATAATTATGGAAAACCAGCATGGAATAAAGGATTAAAACTTGATTCAGAAAAAGGTAAAAGAAATAAAGCTGTTGTGCAAATGGATTTAGAGGGAAATATAATTCAAACTTTTATTTCGGCAAGAAAAGCACATGAGAAAACCAATATTTCTTATCAAAAAATAGGTCAATGTTGTTTAAAAAAAAGAAATAAAGCAGGTGGTTTTAAATGGAGTTTTGACATGACAAAGGATATAATAGATAACTACTTAAAAGTGTAACTAAATGAACCAAGAAAATTTAGATATATCAAAAATGCTTAAAGAAGTTGGCTCTACCGCAGAAATTGTTGGAGTGGCTAAACTTACCGAGTTTTTGAAAGACATAAGGAAAACACACAAAGAGATAACGCAAGAGGAATACGACAAAGCAAAACAATTAATCTTAATTGTTTGTGATGAATACCAAATGACTACCGATGAATTTTATTGCACAATAAGAAAAAACAATAGAAGGTACGCTTTAGGTTTTGTGTTTTTTATTTTATACAAAAAATATGATTTTGACTATAATAAAATACATTTTGTAACTAAAAAGTCTTTTACTGTAATATCTACACTTATAAAAGAAGTAGAAGAAATGAGTAGGACACATCCTTTTGAGAAAAAAATGCTATCTAAATTAGATAATATTTTACTAAAAATAGAAAATAATTAATATTATAAAAATGAGCCAAGAAACATTTAACACAACAGAACCACAAGTAGAGATAATTGATGATTTTTCTCCATTAGATGCACCAGTAAAACAGCGTACTTATACTCAACATCATATTGCAGATACGCAAGTTTTTGAGGATTTACAAGAACCTTCTTTTCAACCACCAAGTTTTAATGATTTTGATGAAGAAGGAGCTGAAGCCGAACCAGAAAGACCGTTTAACCAAAGTTATAGCGAGTTAGATGGTAAAGAAAAAACAATGGGTGCTAAAATGATGGCTGAAATGACCCTTGACCTATATGAAAAAGGTTGTGGATTTTTAGGAAAGCTACCAGAAATTTCAGAAGGCAAATTAGACAGACTTATTGCTGAAGGAGAAATTGACCCAAGTATAGAAATACCAACAGAAGCAGGAAGTTTAGGCGTTAAAGAGTTCGCAAGAGAATATAATGATAGTATCAAAGATGCTTTTTCAGTTTCAGACGAATTTAAAGAAAAAGTAAAACCACCTTTAGAAAGAGTTTTCAAAAAACGTGGTATTGGTATGACCGATGAACAATTGCTTATGTATTATTTTGCTACCGATTTTGGAGCGAAAGGAGTACAAGCTTTTATGTTAAGAAAAACAGCCAATGGTATTTTAGATTCTTTAAGAGAAAACACTTTAGCAATTAGAGAGCAAAACACTTACAATAGAACGGCAAGACCAACAGCAGAAACCGAATTAAAACAAGAACCAGTTCAAACACAATCAAGTTCAGAATTTACCGAAAACATAAGCGATGTAGTTCAAGAAGAAGTTGTAAAAAAACCTAAAAAACAAAAACCTGCTACTAATTTAGATACGCAAGTTGAGTTTTTTGAACCAGAAGAAGTTGAAGATGGAGTTTATTCTATTTTGAACGATAGAGGAGGTTTTAAAGAAGAAAAAGTAGTAGCGGATAATATGCCTACATTTGGCGACCCAGATATTTTAGCTGGTATAGATAAAATAGCAAAAGAGAGTGGATTAGAAAAACCAACTCGTAAAAAAAGAGCTACTACAACAAGAAAACCAAGAAAATAATTATGGAAGAAAGAGAGCCAAAATTAGGAGTAGCAGTTGGTCGTAAGGGTTGTGGAAAAACTTTTACTACTAAACGTATGCTTCAGCAATATGTAATGGGTAATCCTGCAAAGGGAGTAAAGCCAAGACGTGTGCTTATACTTGATGTTAACGATGAGTATGAAGATATTAAAGCGTTAAGTTTAGCAGATGTTCAGAAATTCTCAATGCACCCTAAAATAGAAATTAGAAGGATTAGACCTTTTCACGATAACGGAAAAAGATTAACTGTTAACGATATTCAAGAAGTACTTTTTAAGGTGCTTTTTGATTATCGTAATGGACTTTTACTTATTGAAGATATTAACAGATATATTTCTGATTATTTGCCAAATGACCTTGTTGGTGCTATTGTAACAAATAGACATACCGATACGGACATTATATTACATTTTCAGTCAATTGGAAGGGTTTCTCCGAAAATATGGCAGAATTTGAATTGGATGAGGTTTCACAAAAATACAGATAGTGTTGACAAACATAGAAATAAGTTTGAGGATAAGTATGAAATGTTTAAAATAGTTGAACTATATACTAACAAAGAATATCATGAATACGATAACCAAAGAGTATTTGTATATGTGGACATTGATGATGAAAAAATAAAGGGAGTTGATATGAAAAAAATCGAACCAATTATTGAAGAATACATATCACACAATTACAGAAAACTAATAACACCTATGTTACAACAAAAAGATTTATTGGGTGGTAAAAAGAAATTTACACCTGCTGATGCGGTTAAGTTCCATAAAGATAGAATGATGAAATATTATTTTTAATTAATCATGACAAAACAAAGAATAGAAAACATAAGGAAGTCCGCTGGACAAAGAATAGATAAATTTTTAAACAATTGGATTTCCAGAAAGCTAATGGTTTTAATTATTGCTTCGGTTGGTTTATTTGATGGAAAATTAGATGGAGATAATTGGACTATTGTAGCAACTGGTTATGTTGCTATTCAAGGGTTTACTGAAATTGTAAAAGAACTTTATAAAGTAAAAAATGGACAAACTAACACTTCAACGCATATCGACCCTTCATCCTAAAATTAGACAAAGGGTTTTAGATGCTTATATTTACAGCAATAATAAATTATTAGGCAAAGGAGTTCGTTTGCGTTTTGCATATACAACAAGAACCAATGAGGAACAGAATGAATTATTTGCTCAAGGTAGAACAAAACTATTTGATAAAAATGGCAAAAGATTAGGCAAAGTTACCAATGCAAAAGGTGGCGAATCTATACACAATTATCATTTGGCTTGGGATATAGTTTTGCTTTTAGACAAAAATGGAGATGGAGTATTTGAAGAAGCAAGTTGGAACACTATTTTAGATTTTGATAAAGATGGTAAAGCTGATTGGATGGAAGTGGTTGACCATTTCAAGTCTATTGGTGCAACTTGGGGTGGGAATTTCAAATCAATTGTAGATAAACCTCACTTTGAAATGACATTCGGACATTCATGGAGAACTTTAAAACAAATGGTTGAAAACGGCAATACATTTACGGAAACTATTAACGGAAAAACTTATACTTATGTTAAACTTTGAAAAAGACACTAAAAAAAGTTATATCATTTTATCATTATTATTTATAATTTTATTGATAATAATTAATATAACACAATTTGCTTTTACTAAATCAAGTTTTGATAATAGTAAATTCATAAAAAATGAAGTCAAAGAAATTAAATCTGATATTGAAAAATACGAAAAAGAGAATAAAAAACTATCTGAAAAAATAGCTACTTATGAAAAAATGCTAATCAAAATAGATAGTAATATTTCGAGAAACAACAAAAAAATTGATATTTTAAAAAACAATACAAATGAAAAAATTAATTCTTTTAAGTCTTATGATGCTGTTATGTGGGAGAAGTTTTTCACAGACAGATACAAAAAATAAAGTTGTTATAGATACTGCAACTGCAAGAAAAATTGCTATTGACTTGGTAAAAGGCGATGAGTGTAAAGAGGAGCTAAAAATAGTTAATCAAAATGTAAAATTGCTTAATGATAAGTTAATTATCAAAGATAGTATAATAGAAAACAATAAAAATCAAATCATTAACCTTGATAAAATAGTCAAAGGCAAAGATAAATTGCTTGAAATTAGTGATGAAAACTTATCAAATACAAAAAAACAATTACAGAAAAGTAAAATTAATAATGTGTTTTGGAAGGCAACAACCTCAATGTCTATAATGCTTTCTGCTTATTTACTCTTTAAGTAAACTTTTTTAAATTATTTTAGTTCGGAATATTAAGCTCGTTTTATTACGAGCTTTTTTTTTTGTATTATATCTTTGAATTGTTATTGTTTCTGTAAACAATTATCACAAAAAATAAGTTTAACTAAAAAAAACATTCTGAAATGCAAAAAGAATTAGTGTCATTATTGAAAGGTGTTGCGGTTGTGGTTGCAGGTGTATTGTTAGCAAATGCTATTGAAAAAAAGTATATGTCAACTAAAACACTTGTTCCTATGGATGCACAAGCTTAATAAAGCTAAAAGAGTTTAAAAACAAAATTAAAAATTATAAAAATTAAAGTATTATGTCAAACGTAAGAAAATATTTAGCGTCTGCTCAAAGAAATGCAATGGAAAGCTTTGCAAATGCAGATGGATTTATTGATAATGATTTATCATTCACTGGAGATGATTTCTTCAGAAACGCTAATGGAGATATGGGCGGTGGTTCAGCTCCAACTTCTCAACCTTATATCGTAGATATTACATCTACATCTGGTTCTGCTGTTGCTAACTTTGAAGTATTAGGTTCATACCAATACATCAACAACGCAGGATTTACTGCTGGTGGAAATTTAGTAATTGGTTCAATTACAATTTCTTCTGGAATTTCTGATATTACATATCGTGAAATGTTATACCAATTTATGAATCAACCATATTCAGTTGGTTTAACTTATATTCAATCTACTATTAATTCTCAAATTTTGGAAACCATTTCGGTTAACACAAGAGATGCAAATGGTAATTTAGCACAAAAAACATTAGTGCCTACAATTGACCCATATCAGCAACAAACAAATATTTTAGCGATGAAATACGCTTATAGAATTGATGGTTTCACGAAATTGATTATTCGTCAAGTTCTTGCTAATGCATCTCTTAAATTATATTTCTACCCTGCTGATAACATAAACTTGGCTCGTGCATTAGGTGGTAACTCTGTTGCTAAACAATTCGGAAGTCCAAATGTTGTTAATGGACAAACTATTAGATTAAAAGCTTAATTTGATATTGTTGTAAGCAACGAATTAATGTATAATTGAAACAAAGGGCAAGATTGATTAATTCGTCTTGTCCTTTTTTTTATTAAAAAAATAAAAACATGGATGTATATAAATATGTGGCTGAAAGTAATCCAATTTTAACTCAAGGTATAATTGAATCTTTTGGATATGAACACGCTAACACTCCAGATATGGGGTTATCGCAATTAGTAGCCAAAGAAGGAGAACCTGCTTTGAAAAAAATAATGGATAACCACCCAGATAAAAATATTATATTGGAATTGTTTTCTAATACAGATACAAATTGTAATTGTAATTCAAGAAAAAATGAAGGCTTTTTAAATGTTAACGGAAGTAATGAAGTAGCAAAAGAAAAAGAAAATTCAAGTTCTAATGTAATTGCTCAACAAACAAACGTAATGATTTTAGTTTCGGCTTTGTTTATTTTTACAGCATTAATGATAAAAAAATAATTTATGGAAAATAATTTCGGACAAATCTTACTTCAATTAGTAAGAACAAATAAAGATAAATTTTTAGGATTGTTAAGAAGAAATGGTGTGTTGGTTAATACTAATGTTTCAAACGAAGTGTTGACAAATATTATTTTAAAAGCAATGCAAAAATCAGAATCTTTTAAAAAAGAAGCAATTTTGCTTATGGGGGTTTTAATGAGCAGTAGTGATAGTTCATTTTCTAATGTTGACGGACCTTTTGCTAATGTTTGGCGACCTACTACTGATACTATTTTTGGTACAGGTGGAGATTCTAAAACTACCACAGCCGATAAGCCTAAAAAAGATTTTGCAGATACAACTGTTGGTAATGTTTTAGATAAACTTTTTATAATAGGAAATAAGTATTTAGAAAGCAAAGAGTTAGATGTTAGAAAAGTTGAAGCAGAAACAGGTGGAAAAATATCTGATAATAAAGTTTTATTAGAAGAAAAAGAAAAAGCTAAAGACGAAGATAAAGGCAATGTAGGTCTTTATATTGGTCTTGGTATTGGAGGTTTAGTTTTAGTAGGTGCATTGGTTTATTTTATAGCTAAAAAGAAATAGTTATGGATGCTTTAAATTCAACAACTAAAATAGTAGGTGTAACGGTTGCTTTTTTTCCAAAAGAAGTGGCAATGTTGCTTAATAAAAATGGCGTAACAATTGATGCTCAAAACTATACTTCTGAACAATTAGTTAGTGCGACAATTGATGGGTTGGTAGATTCGCCAAGTTTTTTAAAAGACTTTAGTGATTTAATAGAACGTAATAGATAGAACATGAGTATATTTAGTCAATTTATAAGTAGTGAAGCTGGTGGAAATGCCATAGGTAGCTTATTAGGTTTAGGAACTAATTTAATTGTAAATAATCAAGTAAAACAAAATGCTAAAGGAGAAGCTAATAATGCACAAGCTTTAGCCGATAAACAAATACAAATCGCTCAACTGAATCAACAAACCGAGTTAGCAAAATTAGAAGCTTTAAAAAATCAAGGCGTTCCTACAAAAAGCAATACTGGTCTTTACATTGGTCTTGGTGTAGGTGGGGTAGTTATTTTAGGATTAGTTGTATTTTTGGCTGTAAAAAAATAGTAATATGCAAAATTATTTAGAAGAAGCTAAAAACATAGTGGACAAAGACAAACGAGAGTTGTTTATGCACACTTCAAAAGCATCTATTAATGGTGCTGTTACAGGACTTGTTATTGGTCTTATGGTAGGTTATTATAAGAAATATAATATTTACGCTTCGGGTCTTACTGGAGCTATTGTTGGTGGTGTTGCAACCGCTATGATTGTTAATAAAAAATAGTTTAATTTAAAATTATAAAAAAATGAAAAAACCAAATTTAGTTTTAGGAATTGTAGGATTAGCGTTATCTTTAGCGGTAGTTTACGGATATGCCTATGTTGTAGGTAAAGGTTGGAAAAAATCTCAAGAGTAATCATTTAAAATTAAAAGACATGGAAGTAATGAATAATGTAAGTCCAACGAATAGTGGTTTTGCTGGAGAGAAAAAAGATGATTTAGTAAAAAGAGTTGTTGGTATTGGTGTTAGCGTAGCTGTTTTGTTTGCAACTGTTTGGGTTGTAGGTAGAGCTTGGAAAACTGCACAAAAATAATTTTTTTAAAAAAAATATTATGAAAAATAAAAAATTAATGTACGGATTATTAGCTGTTGGAGCTATTGCCTTGTATTACTATTGGGATAAAATGAAAAAAAAATCAACTTGTTCAACTTGTGCAAGTGCGGTAAAGCCAGAAGGAACTCCAACGAGTGATAGTTATTCAGCAATGAGTGGTTATTCAAAAATGAGTGGTTACTCAAATGCAAATGGAGGTGCTTATGGTTTAGGTTGTAAAGTATGTGAAAGAGCTAATGGAACAACTTATTTTGCTAAATTTGGTGGTTGTGCAGATGGAGATGCTTGCATAACTTCGGTAAGACCTAAAAAAGCATAAAATGAAAAAGTCATATATAGGCATTGCATTAACAAGTTTGAGTATAGGTGGATTAATCTATCTATACTTTGGCTTTTTAAAACCAAGACAAGATGTGATTAACGAAATGGAACAAGAAACAAAAAAAACATAAAAAATGGAAAACATAGATTTAGGAAAAAGTGCAAATCAACTTTGGAAAGAAAGCGGAAGCACTTTAAATTTTAAAGGGTGGTTGCAAAGAGAGAAAGACAAAGGTAGATTTTTGCCAAACAAACAACTAATGGAATTTAACTCATTTGATTCTGAAAAAGAATTGACTGATAATCAAAAGTTAATTCAAGAAACTTTAAAAAATAATAAATCTAATATTGTTCCAAATAAAGTTGGATTAGATAAAATAGTAATTATAGCATCTGTTGTGTTAATTTTAGGTGGTATAGCTTATAAAATTTATAAAAAACAAGGTAAATGAATTACAGACTAAATACCAGATATGATGAAATGTGCTTGGTTATAAAGGTAGCGGTAAACCAACCATGTGAAGTTACTATTAAAATATACGCAGAAGATAAGCCTAATATTGTTTTTACTGATAGATGGGCAACTGTAAGAGGTCAGCAAACATTTTATGTTAGATTACCTATGACTTCAGATAATGTTATTATATCTGTTTATGATAAAAAAGTAGGTAATATTCCATTAAGTCAAGAAAAAAATATTAAAATTTTAGAGGTTAACAAAACACCATTAGAAAAAAGATTAGATGTTGTCGATATTAAAAACTTGTCTGTTGCTCATTTTGTTGATTTTGCTCAAAGGTTCTGTTATAATGCTCCTTATTTATCGGATAATAAGACGTACCAGTCAGACAATGGTCAGTTTCTTATCGAGTATTTACCAGTCATTAAAAGTTCGAGTTCTGGGAAAGAATTAAACACACCTGCAAGGATTTCGAGAGTTACAGGAAGAATACAAGTTGCTAAAAAGTATTTCGACCAATATACTGTTCCAATGCGTTTTGCAATTCTTTGTCATGAATTTAGCCATTTTTACGTTAATGATGATATTGATAATGAAAGTGAAGCAGATATAAATGGGTTATTAATTTATTTAGGATTAGGTTACCCAAGAATAGAAGGTTTACAAGCGTTTTATGAAGTATTCAAAAAAAGCGATAGTGAACAAAATCTAAAAAGAATGAAAATTATAGAAAAGTTCGTAACGGACTTTGAGAAAAAAAATATGGTATTAAGATAAAAAAATAAAATTATGATAATAAGATTTAAAGGGGCAGGAGAAAACTCTATTTTTTATACTGTTGTAGCTTCTTTAGCAGTAGGAGGTTTAGTTTTTGGTGGCTCTAAATTATTAAAACAAAAAACAAGTACATCTATAATTTTAGGTCTTGTTTCTGGAACGGCTTTTGGCGTTGGAAATGGTATGTATGGATATTTACAATTTGGAGAACCAAAATAAAAAAATAAAGTTATGAGTTTAATGTCTGAACAAGAAAGAGCCAAAATGGAAAAAGAAGCAAATATAAAATTACAAAATAACAACATAAAAGAACCAATATACTATATATTAGTTACTGCTGGAGTTATGATTGCTGGTTACTTTGCATACAAAAAATTTAAAAAATAAAACTATGAGTAATATAGTAGAACCGCAAATAGTTGAAACAAACCCAAGTGTGTTTTCAGATTTTATTAAAAAAAATCTTGAAAATACATCAAGTACGCCAGTACTTTGTAAAGATGGAACAACTAAAAATGAATTATCAAGTCCAAATGCAAGGTTTGCAGATGCTTGTATAAATAATGGAGGTAGAGCAGATTTAACAGCACAACAAAAAGCTCAATTACAATTAGCTCAACAAAAAGCTTTGATGGAACAAATGACTACATATAGTGGTTTAACAGATAAGGTTTTTGGAAAACAAAGTAATTTTGTTAGTGGTGGTGGTAATAGATTTTTAATATTACCAACTTATATGATTTTAGGTGCAGTTGTAGGTAGATACGTTGCTAAAAACATGAAAAAATCTGCTACATTAGGAATGGTTGTTGGTGGTTTAGCACCTTTGTTAGTTCTTAAATTAACGATGGAGTATGATAAAAAAAATATGCCGAAACAAGAGCCATTACAAAAAGTTGGTATGAATCCTGATGGAAGTATTATGACAGAAAAACAAATTGCTAATACGCAAATTAGTTCTGACATAAGTAAATTTATACCACAAAGTAATCCAAAATTAGGAAATCAAATGCCAATTGATTATAGTAATACTTTATTTGGCACAAAAAATTGTCCAAACGGAACTAAAAAAATAAGTATGAATTGTATAAAAGCACCATGTCCAGAAATGGAAGTTTGTGCTTAATTAAAAATAATAACTATGAACAAAAAAATATTATACGGACTATTGGGAGTAGGTGCTATTGCAGGACTTTACTTTTGGAATAAGAATAAAAAATCTGATACAAATATAATTACAGATACACCAAAAACTAATTTAATTTCAGATGGAGCAAAAAAAATAGTTTCTTACTTAAATGAAAAATATCAAGATGGTAAAAATCCAAAATATCAACATCATGATATGAAAGAGTTTTTTGAACCAATATTGAATTATGGGAATGTGTATGTTTCTTTAGAACAATTAGTTAAAAAATATTCAAAAAG